GGTCGTCTCATCTTCCAATACGCATCCTTTAACAACTCTCGTAGTCTTCACTTCTTTCTCGCTTCTTGGCCTGTTATCTGCGTATGGCTTACCTCAATGGGTATATGCACCATGGCCTTTAACCTAAATGGGTTCAACTTCAACCAATCGGTTGTAGACTCAAGTGGTAAGGTCGTACCCACATGGGGCGACGTCTTGAACCGCGCAAATCTCGGCATGGAAGTAATGCATGAGCGTAATGCTCATAACTTCCCATTAGACCTAGCTTCTTCTAGCTCTGATGTAGTAGCCCTTACTGCTCCTGCAGTCGGGTAACCGAGGAGTTATTGCCCCGCTTTTGCGGGGCTCTCCCCAATGTTGTTACCAAAAACACCTAATAAAATCGCATACGAGATGAGTAACAGGCCAAACCAGCCTTCTACTTCGCAAATACAACACGATCTCGCTAAACAAAACAACAGAGAAGTAGCCAATGGGTCTTCTGCTGTCGTTGGAGCCATTAATCAAGCCAAACAGGAAGCAGAACTAGCACGAAGAGAAACCCAAACCGCCCTAAACGCTGCGGATGCCTTTGCATTAAATTCAATTAACACAATGCAGACCAATGCGGGACCAGAAGGTATCAGGGAAAAGGTGGAATTAGCTCAGTTCGCTGAACAGAACCCAGAGATTATCAGTGAGTTAATAGGGTAAAACAGTTATATTGAAATTGCTGTCTGTTAAACCAATATGAGATTAGCAGGCGATGAAGATATCTTTGACGAAATACAGTCTTCGTCCTCTAACAAGCTCGATAAATATTTCGAGGCTTATCAAATATTGAAATCTAAAGGATTAAGCGAGGAGACAGCAGACGCAACAGCTATCAGAATGGCTCAAGGTTTGGAACCAATGGTTAAGCCTACGCTTCGCTTTGCTTTGATCTATGGAGACGAGTCAGACAGCACTAAAGAAAGCGATTGATTTAATTATCAAAGTTGAAGGGTGTGAAACTAACGCATATTTAGATCCTTTAGGAATACCGACAATATGTACTGGGCTAATCAAATATCCTAACGGTCATTCAGTAATGATGGGTGACATATGTGACGCGAATATCTGTCGTGAATATTTACGAGAAGTATTAGTCAAAGAAATAGTACCTCAACTGACTTATATTCCAAATTGGCAAGATTTTGGACCATCAAGACAAGGTGCATTAATTAGTTTTGCTTGGAATGTTGGGATCGATTTTTATAACAACCCAGAATACGCAGAATTACACTACATATTGGCCAATGGTGTCTCTTATCCAGAGTTATACAATTCTTTTGGTTCTGTTTTACAGGGTTATACGAGCTATCACGGCAAAAAGTCCAATGCCTTATATAAAAGACGAACGTTAGAGGCTCAATTATGGTACGAAGAAGGATTAAGCCTCGTAAGTTTTTTTGCTGCGAGAGATACTTGCCTAAAAAAAGCAGCAATTCCAATATATGAGCTATCGGATCATGGTAAAAAGCAATATCAAGAGGGGGATGAAATTTTCGTTACATGTGTACGTGAAATACCAAAAAATATCCATAATGCTATCAAAATTCGAGGAGAATCAGAAGAATGGGTGATGCATTGCGCTGATTGGCTATTAAATAAAACACGATGTGTACCTTTCGATGAGAATCATGATATTGATTGGTTCAATATGCATTGTCCTGTCGGATTAGACCTATCAGTAGGCGAAGTCCTGCAATATACTGCACATAACGCACCTCAGAAGGGCAGCAGAGAAGAAAAAGCTCTATTACATACCATTAAACAGTTCAATGCCCTGAGAAAGGCTTGGAACGGCCCTTTAGGTGTTGCAGGAGGGTATAGACCTACAAATACAGGCACAACACTTGACATATATCCGTTAGATGACTCTATCGAGCATCTGCATTCTTTCATCCATAGAAGATGGAAGGGCCTATGCAAAATAGACCCTTCTAATGAATTTATTACTTTGGATACTGAATATTTAGGTGGTTTTAAATCTATTAAACGACCTTAATAGCCATAGCTCCGCTATTGAATTGAACAGTATCACCTTGTTGCACATCAACAGGAGTCGTCAAAGTTCCAGAAGCTAGGAAATTACCTGTTGTAGCAGCATCCCAAATACCGAAATGTGTCACGGTAGTTCCAGTAGTATTTTGAGCACTGGTTGTAATTTGAGACACGATGGAATTAGTTATCTCGTAACCTCCACCACTAGAAGGAGACACAGAGCTAAAAGTAGTACTAGCTATTGCGGTTCGAGTAGGTGAACCTTTAATAGAAGCGGTAACGTCGTTATTGGTTCCAGCAGTTCCAGGGTCTGCTGTATGCACAGAGACGTAGACGTTGCTTAAAGCATTGGGGAACGTAGAGTTCTTAACCCAACTCAAGATTTTCGTTGCTAGATACTGAGAAAATGCCATGCGTGCTTCGGCTTGCTTCCTAAATTTAGTGCTTCCTTTAGCTTATCGTCTACCTATGGGTAGCCGCCACCATAAGGAGGTGTAGAAGTTAGTGTAGCCGTACTGGAACTAGTTCCTGTCGCGGCTCCTGTAACCCTCCAATACATCTTAAGTCGGCCATAGTTCTGATTAGTCATAATGATGGTTCCTCTCATGATGGCTAGTTCACCATAAGCTTCAGACATTCCAACTGCATTACCTTCTAGATTCTTTAATTTCTCTTTCGGAGTCAGAGTTGTCGAAGCAGTCAGACTTCCCGAGGCCAATCCATACAGTTTTACCAGAGCAATTCGACCGGAAAGATTAATAATTCCTTTGGATTCTCCTGCAAGGAGGATGTATCTAATTATTTGCAGCGAGACACTAAAAGGCAGCGCTTGCCATTGAGATCCAGAGACTGTTAAGTAATACGTGTCTTGAGGAAGTTGCAGCAGGCCTTCTTGTATGTCCGTATTGATAATTTCGTTTTGATAAGCGAAACCACCTGGAGTTAATTGAATGGAATCTTTTTTGCTATTTAATAGTCCTATTGAAATGTATTGGTTTTCGTATTTGTTTAATGTATTTTTATTGATCTTAATATCAGACGGGCTCGAAGTAGTGAATTTAAAATATAACGTATTAGCGCCGACCTCTGTCCCAACAGAACCAGTAATTGTTGTTGCTAAATTGACAACTTGACCGTAATCTTTTGCCTTTGACGGAGAATTAAATTTTACATATTCAGGACGAAGAAAAGATGGAGAGGTTTTATTGCTACCTCCATACGAATTCTTAATTTTATTAACCTGCCCTGTCAAGGAGGTGGTCATTGGTTTGGCATTTGTAAGAATGGAAATGCGACCTCTGACTCAGTTTAACTGAATAGAAAAAGCAGGCGTTCAGGCACGACCATGGATTCGCACCTGAAATCTTTCAAGGATTAAGAAACTACAAAAATTAATCCCCTGCTATGTAAGGACTCCTGACGTAGTTCTTCTTCGGAGCTCTTTCATCTTAGTGAGATGATTTAAAGATGCTGGAATATGTGGCTGAATTAAATCGTAGAGTTTTTGCAAGGTTGCATATTTGAAACTGAGTTGCACTACTTGGTTTTGATTCCTATGAACGACAGCATCTATACCCATTCTTTGAAACCAATCGGCAAGGCATTCATATTCTTCATCAGAGTAACGGCCTCGAATCGATCCTCTTTTCCCTATCATTCTTCCTTGATCAACCCATAAACAAGCCGCCCCAAGATGATGAGCTATATCAAGGATCTTGGGAGTTATTGTTTGCCGATCTCGTGGACATAAGAGGGTGTACGCGGTATATAACTCTTCACCATGCATTCTGAATCGTTCCTTATCGTAGAAGCCGTTGGTGGGAAGCCTATCTGTATAAATATCGAGAGGACCATCATGCAGTAGTTTTAATGTTTTTAATTGAGACTTAAAATATTGTCTTTCTGTCTCCAGTCGGGAAATTTCCAACCATGGCCTTTGTTTCCTGCCCTTGAGGTGGAGTTTCCCTGTCCCCAAGCAATAGCTCAGTACGTGCGCTACGAATCGAGTTGACATCCCAATCTTCTCCTGTAAATAAATGGCGACGGGTTTTCGGTGCGTAGTTATAGAGTGTGGATTGAAGTTTCATTGTTTGTTCTGCGTCGAAAGACAATCTTGGCTTCACGAAATTCGTATTGATTTCTGGAATTGCTCCCGTAAGAAGAGAAAGCCAACTACCTAATCCATATGCTTCTTCATAGGTAGAACCAGCCCTAGTAAGCACTGCTGATCCGTCCTTATTAATACGAGCGCCTTCAGCCCAGAGCCATGCAGCGGCTTGAGCTCCTAGAAGATCTAATGTTGTTGGGGTAATTTGACGTTCTCCTACTGGGTATAAGAGGTTGTAAACAGGTCTCAACTTATTGGTAGATACTCTGAAACGAAGTATCGGAGTTGTCTTACCGTTAGCTCTTGGAGTTGTCCTGTAGGGAACAATCTTAGCCTTTGTGGAGACAAATTGCTTAAATTCATCTACTTTTTCTTCCAAAAAAGCAGATTCAGAAGCTCCTGCTGTCAAAGTTAACTGAATATAACCACCGCTAGGAGTGCGATATGGGACAAGACTGCCATCTCCTAGTAAAAGTCCAAGCAGCCCACGAACGTCTGCGGCATCCAAATGTTTTTCCCTATTAATTACATCTATAGTAGTGGTTAGCACGTCATATGTCGTGTTTTTTTGTTCTATAAGTTTTCGGAGTTAGAGATCCCAAATGTGGATTGATAATGATTTCCCAAAACTGTTAGGAGCCGAGCTCTATAGGCCCCATCCCGGTTATATCATCGAGATGGCTGTAGAGCCTGTAGTGGTACACGATTTCGCGAAACAGCCGGGCCAAACGGTCCAGCTAGATAGGTATCGCTTCTGGGGCAATCCTGGTAATAAGGATTCTCGAGAGCGTACAGCGGATCAGACACTAGGTACAGCTTCTAGCAGAAATATCGTTAAGGATAAAGTTCTTGTATCTCTCAAAGAGTATACAGGTCCTGCAGATCCTACCGATGCAACTTCTCCTTCAACCTTCAAGGTTGCGCGTGAGACATTGCTAACAGCGCAGAGATTACTACTTGATACAGGTAACCTCAACGTTTTTCATCAGAGCATAGGTTCACTTACCCTTCTTGATGACTACAGACGTTGGAGAGACAGAGTATTTGCAGACGAACTATTTAAAGCTGAAGCCAACGGTGTAGCTTCTGACGGTCAGGGTGGTTACTACTTCCCAGGTGGTCAAGCTAAAGCTGGTGGTGCTCCTTTCCTTACATATGGTGCTGGAGTATCAGCTAAGTTCGACGTAAAGACTGACTTACTGCAAGTCGTAAAAGACATGCGTAAGCGTAACGTTCCAACTTTTAGTGATGGCTACTACAGATGCATAGCTGATCCAACAGCGATGATGCATTTGCGCCAGAACGACGCCTTTAGAGAGATAGCTCGCTATGCCGGAAACGGAATGGTGAATCCTATGTCTCCAGAGCAAGCTCCAAATGCTAACTTCTTCCAAGGAATGGGTCCAGCATACGGTCAAGCTGGTTTCGTTGCAGGTCAGCCGGTAATGCCAACCGGATTTTTGTTCGAGGGCGTAAGATGGTTTGAATCAACCAACTTGCCTGAGAAATCTTTCCAAGTAAGTATTGCTGACGCAACACCTGCAATTGTCAATACAGTTACAACAGCTGCCCCAATGTTGTTCTTCGGACCTCAAGCAGTTGGTGTTGGTATTGGTGGAAACAATGCGCAGATATTATTAAATAATAATGATGACTTTTCACGCTTCATCATTATGATTTGGTCCCTGTTTGCTGGTTTTGAAATCCTTAATAAGGACTTCATAACTGTTGCTTACTCATTCGTATATTGAGGAGGTAACTAATAACAATGGCTAAAAAGATTTATCCCGGTAACTGGACCAATGTTCTCAGTAGCTTTCAGGGTCAACCTGTAGTTGCTGTACCTGGTCGTCAGTACTACCAAGTAATAGGTTATGCACTAGTTGACGCCACAGGCGGAACTGAGTTTGACGTAACCATCCCTAGTCCTGATCTCCGCGCTGACGATAAAGTTCGCAAGGATATCACAGGATTAGTACTCCCAGCAGGAGCCAACGTATATAGCGTTGGAGTTAGAGTTCCTGACCTACGTAAGAACAAAGATGCTGGTTCTCCCGCTTCTGGTTTAGTAGGAACAAACACAGACACAATCGCTGTGAAGGATGCTGCTGGTTCTGCTGCTGACACAATCAGCACATCAGTAGTTTCAACAGCAACTATTGCAGTTGCCGATGGTACTATTGCTCCTAACTCCGCCTCAACAGGCGCAGTAGAAGCTAAGACTCTAGCTGGTGCAGAAACTCTCAAAGTATATGTCCGTAATGCAGCTGGAAACGGCGCTGGAAGTGCTTTGACTTCTTCTCAAGCTGGCGGCACACCAATCATTGTTGAAGTTTCTTACTTCGTACAAGATGATGTTGCTAGTCTTGATGACACCTACGTTCCTTTCGTAACAGAAACCTAAAACGCTGGTTTGTCACTATGATGAGGGCATCTGAAAAATGGATGCCCTTTTTTTATGGGATTATTTCAAAACACTAAAAATGGCCAAATAGTCGAGTTTATCGGACATCACGATAAAGATTGGGCAATGGTCAAAAATTCTACAGGAGTTGTACAGTATATAGCTCTTGATGACTTAGTTGAATATCAAGTAGGAGTTGGTAGAACCGACAAGAAGCCTCAACCTCAGTCTGCAGAGACACCCAAAGACGAGGATGCTATTCCTGAGACAACTATACCGATTGATACTCGTTTAAATTTAAACGCTGCATCAGCGGAAAGTATTGCAAAAGCTGTCAAAGGAATAGGTTATGCAACAGCTAAAAAGATTATCGAATTAAAGATGTCTCTTCCTGGAGAAAAATTTCAAAAATTAGATCAATTGAGAAAAATTGGTCGCGTAGATTGGGATGCTGTCTTTAAAGCTGATTTGATTTACGTTGGCCCTTAAACTAAGACAAGGGTTTCTATTGATCGAAGATGTTGTTTGGTAAGAGGAAAGCAGGAGAAGCAAGAGGTCTAATCTTGGACAAGACAGGCTTAAATGATGCTGCTTTATGGTCTGGACTTGCAGCGGCGGGTGGAGGAACTACTGGATTAGTTGCTGCCAATATTTTGGACGACAACGACTCCAAACTTTCTCCAGAAGCACAAGAGAGAGTAGCTAATGCTTTAGCAAATACTCAAATTCAGGAAGCAGTTGCTGCACAAAGAGCTAAAGATCTTGCGTACTTAGACGAATACCATAGAAGAGATGGTATGCCGTTTATGAATGAAACTCCAGAGGATCGAGCAGTCCTAACTCAGCTACAGCGATTATTGGTTGGAGGAGATATTTCAAGTGCTTACGTGACTCATCTTATTGAGACTGGACAGGTAAATGATCGTGTGGCTCTAATCTTAGGAGATATGTATGACAGAGGTGCAGACATTAATATTGACGGCAGTCCAGAATTGTATCAAGTTTTAGAACAAATAAAACAAGAATCTTATCAGTAGAATAATGAATAGGTTAACCAGGTAGTCATTGGAATTAAACGATTACGACAAAAGTCGATGTAGATTTCACCTTGGCTACAACAACGGTGCAAATTTACCTGCGGGGGATATAGCTCGTCTCGAAGAGGCGATGGCTCGTATTCCTGATAGCTACTTCTTTCAACGAGTTGTAGAACATCTCAATAGATGTGACAAAGCTTATAAGCTGTCTCAGGTTTTCCGTGTTGAATCACAACCTCAACCAAGCAGGATTGAAAGGATTACAGGTGACACAGATCGTGCCATCTTTCAATCTGATCCGATCAAGGCTGACAAGGATTACCGAGAGATTTATCTAAGAGAAGTTGATCGACTAGCAGAAACTTTATATGTTGCCAATTACAGAAGAGAAGAAGTCAGACGTTATGCTTTCTCCAGCAGTGGCGGAGAGTTTATCATGGCTGTAAAGGGTCCTGCTGATACTGCAGTAGGAACAAGAGTAACTCAAGCTATTGGTTCTATGAACTGGAGATGATCATGGCAAGAAAAGCAAACCCACAATCGAATACAGGTTTTCCCCTGAATCACTTCGGAGCAGGAATAGGTCCTAACGAGCCTATTGTTTTAAATAGAGAGGCTAATCTCAAGGAACAGAAGAATCAAATGCTTCAGAACGCTAATGGAGGCGTTAATACAAGTGGTCAGTTCTCTCCTTCTTCTAATCCTGGTTTAGTCAAAGGAAGTCCTAATACAGTTTTATTAAAAGATATCAGTCCTGCTTTGGCTGGAGAGGCGAATACTAATTTCGCATTACCAGATAAGAAAGGTACTTTTTCAGCCCAGAACGTGATAGGAGGGCAGATGAAGGCTCAACAGACGCAGGCTTTATTACAAGTTCCTGGGGTAGGAAATCAAGCGGCAGACCAATTTAAAGGAGACATTAGCGGAGCAGGAGTTTTACCTACTACTAATGTTGCTGCTAATTCAGTCAATCTTAATAATCCCAATATCAACAGGGCATCCACATTAAAACCTATACAAGCCGGTTTTGCTTCACAGGCCATTAAAACAGGTACTGGCAACGGCCAACAACGTATGCAACCAAGTAGTGCTATTTCTAACAACGAGGGAACAAGATCTGCTCAACCCGACAATCCTGGTAACGTTGATAAGCCTGTTGATCAGCTATCTACGTTAGTTAATAATGATGTCAGCTTTGAACAGCCTTCAAAAGCAGTACCAGCTACAGCACTAAATAGTGGAACAATGGCTGACAGCTTATTAAAAAGTTTCATTGAAAAGGTTTAACAATGAATAAGCAATCACAAGACAAAGGAGCAAACGATTTCAGGGATTGGGTTGTTGATGCGAAAGCACATCAATTTGCTCAAACAAGCTTAGCGGCTGATGGTATAGGAGTTCCTAACAATCCTGACAACGTAAAGTCCTTCATAGGTATGCCGAATGCCGTTGACGAGAAAAAATCGTTAAAAGAAGGAGCAGAAAACTCCAATCCTTATGGCGATGCCACACGAATGCTTCCTTCTGAAGTTCCTGTATGGACAAAGCCAACTCAAAAAGGTGCTTATTTCGATGCACCTCCTGTTCCTGTAGAACCTACAATCGCTATTTCTCAGTTCGGAGGAAATGTTAAAGGTAAAAAAGGAGCTAAAGGAATGAGTACAGGGGTTGGACTTATGGGTTCTGGCCCTCAAAGGAACGTCACTGCTCCAGCCGGCCCTGGAATGTAATTAAACTTGGAATAAAGATCAACACAAATGGCAACCAGTAGCACCAACAAAATGCCCCTCTTGGTCGATAGACCAATGCATTCTTTCGCAACGGTAGGGGGAGCGACCTGTTTAACATCAGCGACCAACTTAAATACTCCTTCTGGAGGAGGATGCATTCTTTTAGTTGATTGTTCAGCTAATGACGGAGGAGTGATAGATAGCTTGTCTATCATCGCTAACGAAGCAACTACAACAGCCTCTAATGTTATTGTTTTCCTGAGTACAGCAACAACTACATCAACTATTTCCACAGCCAATACTGTCGCAGTAGCTATAGGAGGAATAGGATCAACCAGTATAGGCGAAAGAACAAATATTTCTTTACCACCTTTAAGTGTTCCTGTCCCTAACCTTGGTGGTGATACAACAGTTAGCGAAACTGATAAAAAGAATACAGGTCTTTATGTTCCTTCAGGAGCATTAATCTATGTAGGAGTGGATGCAGTTTTGACTTCTCCTAGTGCAACAACTGTAGTTCATGTCTTAGCTCAAGGAGGGTTCTTCTAAATGGCTTCTGCGTCCAATACGTCAGCTTATGTTGATGCTTTATATAAAGAAAAATTTGGTAGAGAACCTGACGCTGCAGGTAAAGCTTATTGGACTGCCCAATTAAATAGTGGATCTATTTCAAGGGAGAATGTAGAGAAATCATTTGATGCGTCTGAAGAGGCACAAAATAGAGCGACTAGCAATGTAGCGGCAGGAGTAGCAGCACCAGCTACTGTTCCTCAAGCAGCAGACTTTACAAGCAATGATAATGATTCATCTAATGACACTGTTGAACAACAGATTAATCAGATTTATAACGACAAATTAGAAAGAGATGCAGATGATTCTGGTATGGGTTATTGGGTTGCAGAATATAACGCAGCAACAGATAAAACGGCTGCGTTAGAAAATATAAGCAAATCCATAGAAGCTAGCGTCGAGGCTGACAACCTAGAAGATAATAAAGCGTTTTTAGAAGATATTTATAAAAATGAATTAGATAGAACTGATGATGATGGCGATGGAACGGTCTTAGATGAGGCAGGCAAAAAACATTGGTTAAAAGATCTAGCAACAGGACAAACCAAAGAGCAAGTTGCTTCGAATATTAGACAATCTCAAGAATTTGATACACAAGCAGAAGCTTTCCTAGACACGCAGTACGACACCTTATTAGATAGGGATTTAGGAGATGAAGGTCGCGATTACTGGAAAGACCAACTTAAGAGTGGACAATCTCGTACTGATGTTGTTGACAATATCAAAAGAGGTGATGAATACTTTTTAAATGAAACTTACAAAGAATTATTAGGTCGTCCTCTTGGAGATGAAGGTAGAACCTACTGGAGAAATGACCTAAATAATGGTCAATCTCGTGAGGATGTTATTAACAATATTAAATTATCTCCAGAATATGCTTGCCATCAACAGGGAAAGACCTACGATCATTCCACTGATACATGCGGAGATACCCAAATAACCTGTGGAACTGGAGAGGTCTTGATTAATGGTCAATGCGTAGCTAAACCTACTTGCTCGGCAAATGAATCATACGATTCAGCTTCTAATACTTGTGTTGAAAATCCAATTACTTGTTCAGGAAATCAAGTTCCTGATGGCTCTGGAGGTTGCAAGGATCCAGATCCTACCTGTAGCGCTGGCCAAAGCTTAGTTAACGGAACATGTGTAGATGATCCTCCAGACGATACATGTCCTACAGGCCAAAAGAAGGATGCTAGTGGTAATTGTGTCAATGACGATCCTAGTAACCCCAATAATTTAGTTTGTACTGGAGGTAAAATTCCTGACGCTTCAGGTACTCGTTGTGTATATGACACTTCTCTGGCAGATGATGATACAGAGATTGGTACTTATATGGGTGATCCTTTAGATGCGGATCAAAAAAATTCGGATACAGGAGAGGCAACAGGAGAATACATGGGAGGAGTACTAGGAGGAAAGGGAGGCTTCCCAGCAGGATATGACGCTGCCGGATCATATAGCCGTACTGGTTTTGCTAAAGGGAACTTATATGCCGAGACAGCTGCAGATAAAGCTGCTATCAATAGTGCTGAAGCGGATGATAAAAACAGAGCAAATGATAAAGATTATTTAGGTTTACGTAGAATTATTGATAATTACAGGGAAGGCCAAAGATCAGCAGAAGCAGGCAAATTAAGAAGAGGTTCTACGGTAGGAGGAAATCAAGCTAGCTCTGGTTACGGTAATTTGAAGAGTGGTCAAGGAACTTTCGGTTCTGATGTGAATGCCCCAGGTCAAATCACTAGTGGACCAAAAGTTAAAGATGATCGTCCTTACGCAAAGAAAGGAATGAGAGTAGGAGCAGGTAAGGATGCCACTTATTTTGCAGCAGGTAGTTATTTCTAAGGATGGGAAAAAGCTGCTGTGGGCTAGGTTCTCTTGACAAGGGCTTCGGTCTTCAGCCAATTACTAGAGGTTTAAAACCAAGAGCCAAAGGTTTATACCCACGCAAAGAATCAGGAGCAGGACAATACGGAACAATTACTTTTCCTACTGTTTTAGAAAATTACAATAGAACCACTGATTACAAAAGATGGCAGTTAGGTCAAGCTTATTACTATGGCTTAGGTCGTTCATGGGACGATAAATATTTATATAGCAATACTCGATTTTCTACTGGAGCCGTTAGTGGAGTATCTAAAGATATTGTTGTCATGTTCCCTAGCAAAAGCAGTCCGGAGCGAACATGGTATGCCGGCCTTAGAACAAGGGGTAGTATTATTTTGCCTTTACCTCTTAGCTCTTCTGCAATAACAACTAATACTAGTAGTCCTAACCCAGAAGATCATACATTAACTTACGATGTTACAGGTGTCCTAACACCGACTCAGGTAGGTATCTTCAATGTATTTATTGGAGATCAATTCGAAGATACCGCAAGTGGTCCTGATTATCCTGATCATGTAATAGAAGAACCAGAGGGAAGCGTTGCGTTAACTTTAATCTCTGCCAATGTTGGAGCCATGACATTGGTCTTTGACCTGTCTAAAGCTTATGGAAGAATTAGGAAAAATAATACTATTTATTGGAAAGAATTAAAGTACGATCCCAATAATCCGAATGTATGGGATACAAGTAGTGGCAAACACTTGTGTTCTTCTCACAAAATGTTTTGCTGTTGTCCTGATCATTTAGGAGGTGCTTTAGCAAACTTAGAATTCCCGAAAGATTCTGCAGGGATGGATGCTTTTCCTCTTCCTAACGCCAGTAGAAGTGTTATAGCAGAATGGGAAAAACAAGGAACAGGATATTACCGTCAGTGGAGGACGTTACCTCAAAGAATTGATCAGAGAAGAGAATGCAAACACATGCATGCATTGAGGTGGGTAGCAGGGATACCATGGTACGAACCTAGTGATTACCCAGTCAATGAGGATGACTTAAGATCTTTCGGTGTGCATATTGAACGTGATTTTGGTAGTAAAGTTTATAGCGATTACAATGCTCGTCATCGAATCAATTATGACCGCTACTTATTATCGTTAGCGGAAGTTGTTGGCATTGAAATATTTCCTGGAGGAAACCCACGAGACAATATCAGATCCAACCTTCCTATTCTTTGGAATGATCCAACTGAACCAGAAATTAGTTGGTGTAGACAAAATGATTGGTGGCTAAAAAGAGGATCTCAGCAACTGCAAATCTTTAACAGTAATACCGGTCAATTTGAAACTACAGTAAATCAAGATGGCTTCGACTATCCGATGGTGGAATCTGTCGCTGCTGATGCCCCCGATGCTCCTGTCATTGTTAAGTAGAATTAAACTATGGCTCAATACCCTGAAAATACTGGCGGAATTATTGCCGCAATCAATGCTTGCATTACAGCAGCCGGAGGAACTGTGACAAGTTACAACCATAACACTGGAGGAATCATCCAAGCATTACTTGCATTGCAAACAGCAATAGCAGGCATGGGAGGTGGCTCTGCAGTTGAGATTGAACTAACAGCTGGTGAAGCTTTAAGTAAAGGTGATGCTGTTTATATAGATGCTGATGGTAAATTACAGAAAGCCGACCAAGCTCTCACTAGAGACGAAGCCACTGTTGCAGGTCTTATAAAGGAAGATGTAGCAATTGATCAATTAGCAAAGTTAGTATTCTCTGGAAAAATAGATCTTGCTAGTGGAGGCTTTACATTTACTCCTGGAGATAGATATTTCCTCGGCACGGCGGGTACTATCAGCACTACTCCTCCGTCAGCAACAAGTAACTATGTTGTTTTAGTCGGAGAAGCGTTAGATACGACTACTCTGGCTTTAAACATTGATGTCCCAGTCCTTCTAAGTTAATGGCAGATCGTAAACCCATTGTCTACATCTCTGGGTATCCCCAAGAGCTTGCAGATTCCGACCGTATTAGCGGTGTACCGTATTCAAGACAGACAGTCTCAGCCACTGCTCCTTCCAACCCTGCTACTGGGGATATTTGGTTAGACACTAATGGAAATATTCTGAAAGTTTATACAGGTTCAGCATGGACAGAACCTACAGAAGATCTTTCAGCAGCTGTCGTTGCGGCATCGGCTCCTAGCAACCCTACTAATGGATTGCTTTGGTTTGATACAACGACTAACCAATTAAAGGTATATATATCTTCAACTAGTCAATGGGAATTAGCAGAGTCTCAGACTTATGTTTCAGGAACAACCCCTAGCAGTCCTTTGGCAGGAGAGTTCTGGTGGGATACGACTAATGAAAGACTCAAAATATATACTGGCAGTGCATGGGACGAGGTAGGACATAAGACCTTTAGTTCAAGCACTCCCCCGACTTCAGGAATGGTAGAAGGTGATTGGTGGTATAACTCTGTCAGCGGGGCCTTTAGTATGTATATAGCAGGCTCTCTTAACACTTGGCTGATTGTTAGTTCAGGAGGTGGAAGTGGAGGGGGAGGCTCAATTTCGGATATTTTGGCATTTAGTTAATGGCGTCATTTGTTCAAGCTGCGAACGGCTCAGTAGGAAGCAATCCAGCTAGCCCTTCACCAGTTTCTGTTTATACAGTCCCTGCTACTCAGCAAAGTGTAATAACAGGGATCGCGGCAACTAATAAGACAGGCTTCAATCTTCCTGTTCAAATATGGGTAGATAAAGGAGGAGCAGACTTATGGATTGCTAAAGATGTTCACCTACAGCCAGGAGCAGTTACGAACATCGAAGGGGCAGACAAGATGGTATTAGCGGCTGGCGATATCGTCAAAGCTGATGCACGTAGAATAACTGCAGATGGAGATGCTTTTTCTATTGTCGTATCTGTTTATGAGGATGTTTAATGTCAGCTAACCCGATCAAATTAGTCAAGGAGATTGAAACTCCTGCGACTAAAGAATTCCAAGAACCTACAGGAAAAGTAGCCTATGGGTTTAAATACAACAGACTTACCGGATCTTTAGACGTTATAAGACATGACGATGGCAGCTACGTCAAAATGACTGATAGTATTAATAATATAATGAATGATGAAGACTATACAGAAATTGTATGGTCAGACAAATTACTCAATTTTGAGTGGTCTTTCTCTAACAATTATCCAGGACATCTACAGGTAGAAATCGTATGAGCACTGTTATTGATCTCGGTAAACTACGATTTTTATTTCGTGGTGACTATGCCAACTCCACATCTTACGAGCTAAATGACGTTGTCACTTATGGTGGTAACTCATATACATACATCAACCAAATAGCAGGGGCTGGAACCAACCCAGACAACACGTCTCATTGGTCTCTAATGTCAAGAGGATTGACACTAAGAGGAGAATGGGATTCTGCTACTCAGTATGTACCTGGCGATATCATCAACGTTAGTGGTGTTCTTTATAAATGTACTGCGACAACCACTAACAACGAACCGCCTAATGCTAGCTATTGGGAAGACTTTGTAGAAGGTTTTAAATATACAGGAAATTGGAGCTCTGCTACTGCGTACAAACGCAACGATATAGCCATTCAAAACGGCGTTAACTATATCTGTATCCTTGCTCATACAAACCAAGACCCTCCTAATGGAACTTATTGGAACGTATTTGCAGAAGGTTTTAATGATACAGGAAACTGGAATTCAGCAACTGCTTATCAAGTTAATGACTTAGCAACACTGAATGGAATTATCTATAAGTGTAAGGCGGATAATACAAACCAAGAACCTCCTAATGCAACTTACTGGGACTTATTTAGTTCAGGTTTCAATTGGACAGGTGCATATGATGCGGCAACACCATATAAAATCAATGACATCGTAACCTTAAGTGGCATTCAATACAGATGCAAGCAGGCGAGCACAGGAAACGAACCTCCTAATAGTACCTATTTTGATATTTTTGTAGAAGGATTCAATCCTACAGGAGCATGGGATACTTCTGTAAATTACAAGATTAACGATCTAGTTTTCGTTAATGGTATCCAGTACAAAGCTAAAACCAACCATCAAGGTGTCGAACCACCTGATTCTACGAACTGGGAATTATTCACTGAATCATTCTCATGGAAAGGGGATTGGGATGTTGGAATTGCTTACAAGAAAAACGACCTTGCAAAGTTAAACGCAGATGTTTATTTATGCAAAGTAGCTCATACAGGTTCAGAACCTCCTAATGCTACTAACTGGACGTTATTTTCAGCAGCTTTATACGACAGATCTAATTGGGCCAATGGAACTGACTACAAGAAGAATGATACTGTTCAACATCTAGGGCAAACCTATAGATGCTTTACGACTCACACTTCGACTAGTAGTTTCTTAACCGATTACACAGGAAGTAATTACTGGGTCAGGATTTCTTCTGGACAGTTTTATAGAGGTGGTTATTCAGATTCAACTGCTTACTTCAAGAACGACTTAGTTACTTCAGGTACAGCACCAAACTTGAATTTATATATGAATATCAATGACCATACTTCTAACGGTTCAGCTATTACAGATGCAACAGAAGTTGCTAACTGGGCTGTATTGATATCTGGTCAGTGGACAACAACAAGTACGATTGTTCAGCAATCCTTCTTCTACGGTGTTATGAACTAATGCCTTTATTCAAGAAAGGTAAGCTTAGACAAGAGAAGAAATTAGAACTAGCGAATCAATTAGATCAACGCAATAAAACGTCTACGAAACGTCGCTTAAAAGCACGAGCTAAACTACGAATACGTGTAGAAAGAAATGGTGACTTCGGTATTGGACCGTAAGCATCTACATCTCCTCTATACTTGGTAAGACAGGGTATTAACCCAGCCGTTATTTTGAGCGTAAAGCATGGCATCTGGTATTAAGGGGCAAAATAAACCTACTGCAGGGACCCCCGACTACTCAACTACTCCCTTATTTACAGCGTCTGCAACGACAACTGTAATTCTTTCTGCTTGTAATCAGGCATCATCTCCTGACACAATCAAGATTTGCATAGCCCCAGGTAGTGATAGTGCTACTACAGGTACTATTAATGCAGGGTATTATCTTGAGTTTGATTATTCCTTAGACGGGAATACTGCAATAGAAAGAACAGGCATCACAATGGAGGCGAGTAGTCGTATGTGGTGCGGAAGTGGCGGAGGTAACGTTTCCTTTGTCGCCTACGGACTAGAGTCTTAAATAGCTAGATAACTACTCATGGGACGTAAACTTTCTTTCTCAGGGGCAGTTGGATCTTCTAAAAGAGACTGGGAATCCAAGACTGCCAACTATACCGCCTCTTCAGGCGATGCACTACTTCTAGACAGTTCTGGTGGAGCTTTCACCGTAACTCTCCCTGCCAGCCCAATGGAGGATGACTTCGTGGATTTCGCTGATGGAGCAGGTAGTTTAGGAACTAACAATGTCACAATTGCTCGTAACGGCAGCAATATCTGTGGCACAGCAGATGATTTAGAAGCAGATGTCAAAAATGTGGGCTGGACGCTCGTATACAAAGATTCAACTCAAGGCTGGAGGATTGCCTAATGTCTGTTTTATTATCTACTCTGATTGGTAGCAGTGGGTCTGCTTCTGACCCTAGAGAATTTAAGAATTGGCAAGATTGGTACGGAGAAAGATACGGAGGTCAAAACAATAGCTACCCCGATAATCAGACTCCTAGCTCTACTAGAGACGCTGGTAATGCTGACGGAGGAACTGGTACTGGAGCTCAGCAACGAAGAGCCCCCGGAGGAAATACCGCCAATGGAACAGCCTTTAACTGGGTAGTTCCAAGTGGTGTATCCAAAATAAGAATTACAGCTGTCGGTGGTGGCGGTGGTGGTGGCCATTATGGAAATAGCTACTACGGAGATTCTGGTGGAGGTGGAGGTGGTTTCGCCTCTGGTGAATATGCCGTATCTGCAGGAGCAACTTTAAGTTGCACCGTTGGTGGTGGTGGTTTTGGTTTCTACGGTGGTAGTAATGGTTGGGGAGGAACTGGCGGTCCTACAACCGTTACAGGACCAAATATTAATATTGAAGCAACCGCAGGAACAGGAGGATATTACACAACCAACGTTGGTAGTGGTGGTAGTGCAACCGCGTCTGGATCTGCTTTAGTCTCAGGCACTAGCATAACAGCTGGTGGAGGTAGAGGCGGATATGGCTCTCCTAACGGTTTCGGATGGGGACCAGAAGGATACCCAACAGGAGGCGGTGGAGCCGCAGGTAGTTGGAGAGGAACAGGTGGAAGAGGAGGAGACGGAGCAGGTGGAGGATATCCTCATGGAGGAGGAGGAGGAGGAGGAATCGGAGGTCGAGGTGGCGATGCCAGTAACTTCAACTCTCCTTCAGCCTCTAACTACTGGGCAGCAGGTGGTGGTGGATCTGCAGGAGCAGGTCGTAACTATATTCAAGATGGTCCTTGGTCTTCTCACCAATCCTATGGAGGACCAGGTCTAGCAGGAAAAGCTACACAAGAGGCAGTAAGCTATACCATGGAATGCCCTAACAGCAGTAATACAGCTGAAGGTCTAGGTGGTAATAATATGTACACTGGCTATACATCTGATAACTGGAAGAAAGCGTCTAATGGTGCTCGTTATGGTGACGGGGTTGGCTCTAGCCAAGGAAGCTTCGGCGGCGGCGGTGGAGGTGGTGGATCTACTTACACCGTTTCAATCGGTGGTGCTGGCGCTGGTGGAGTTACCTACGGTGAGAAGTCATTTAACGGTATCCTCGGCAGATGTGTAGGAGGAGGAGGCGCAGGAGCTCCTAGGGAAGATAACAACTACGGTTCAACTGGTCACGCAGGAGGAGAGGGTGGATCCGGTGCTGGTGGTGGTGGTGGTTGCACTCACACCAGTAGCGGAAATGGCCACTACTCTTGGCAGTCTTGGTCAGACTTTAGTCCTGTTGACTTAGCCTTGTACATTCCATCTGGTACTGCATCGTCTCAAAGTTACTGGCAGTCAGGTCAAGGTGGACATGGTGGAGCCCTCGGCGGTGGTGGCGGTGGTGGATATCACTGTGCTGGTGGTGCTGGTGGAATCGGCGGTGGTGGCGGTGGCGGCCATGGTTGGATCTATAGCTCCCCAGGCGCTGGCGGACCTGGCGGCCCCGGCTATCTTCTTATCGAATGGTGATTTATTATGGCTAAATTTGCTTTAATTTACGACACAAAAGTAGCGGATGTTTTCGATGATGACCCAGGACTTTCTGGGTCAACCGTGATTGAATGTCCTGATACAGTACAACCTAATTGGGTCTACGACGGATCGAGCTTTTCGGCGAATCCCGCTACAACTCCTCCAACTCCTGCAATACCATTAAATGCAACTCAGGCTGATAGAGATGCAGCAATTGCAGCACTTCCTGAGGGCGCTTTCGTCGATATAACATCTGCTGACGCAGTGGCTTGGAAGCAGGCTCAACAAGATGCTTCTGATGCCTTAGCTCCAAATCCTGGCTAAGTAGACGCTTCCTGAATCTTCTATACAATGCTGTTAGGTATGTATAGAAGATGTCTCAGGAGCAATACAAAGAGGCTATCAAGTCTACTAGGAGGTTTGATGAGATACAAGTTACTCCATTAAGGCGTCAGATTTTCTCGACGCCTATTTTTTGTGCAAAGGATTTAAGAGAAGAAGGCGAGGAAACAAGAAAGAAGGCTATTGATTTAGCCTATAAAACTATTCAAGGACAAACAGAAAGTGGATTAGTATCCGAAGGATGGACTGATGCGACCATCACTGGAGACAAGAAGAAACAAAATACGATGGGTGTTACCAGTTTCTTTGGCCAGAATTTATGTAATGAAAAAGAATGGAAATTTTTTAATGACTATATTGCTGAACTATCTTACGAAGTATTAGCAGAAACAATAGATCCCTACCTTCTAGAAGGCCTAAGCCTTGCCAATAGTTGGGTCACTATTTACCCTAATGGTGCTTATGTACCAGAACATATACATTCCATGTTTGAAGTGAGTGGAGTGTATTATTTACAAGCTGATGGAGGCGATATTAGTTTTAAAGATCCTTATTGGGTGGGTAAGACTATGAATATATGGGGGCAAGGGGAAAAGATATTTCCTCATGGTTCAGTGACAATGGATTACGAAGCAATTACTGGAGGAATCATGTTGTTCCCTTCATGGTTGCCTCATCGTACTAAGCCAAACCCAAGCGACAAAGATCGTATTATTTATAGTTTTAATCTATGTACTAGTAGTGCTCTTAGACGATTATGCCAGTTGAATTTTGAAGACGATGGGATGAATAGATAACTATGTTAGGTGATTTTTTCGTATTACATGACGTCCTTTCTGCTGAAGAGTGTCAGCAATATATTGACTTCTATGATTCACAAGCTAAACCTTCCTTGGTAGAAGGCAGAGGGGAAATTTCTGAAATACGTCGTTCAGAAAATAGTTTCTTGGAATTGGATAAACTCCAGACAGATCCCGTTTTATTGAGTATCACTCAAAAAATAACAGCAGCTTTTGCTGAAGTTGCTTATAACGTCTTTAGAAGAGATATTCAGCATATAGAAAATATTCAATATACAAAATACAAAGAGGGCGATTATTACGAGTGGCATATTGACAGTGGTCATGATTACGCATCTTTTAGAGATATTTCAGGAACCATAGAATTATCACCACCTGAAGATTTCGAAGGAGGTGAATTATGTTTCTTTCCTACGGAAAACCATTCTCAAGCAAAGCAAGGGACTTTGATTATTTTTCCTTCAACTATGGCACATAAGGTTAAACCTGTGACATCTGGTGTAAGGAGATCTTTGGTTATTTGGGCTGGGATCGAAGATCCTTCTGTTGCACGATGGGATACTAGAAATAAAAATGATGTTCAAAGATTGTTATGGAGCATAGACAAATGACGAGATACATAGAGGAACACCGAGAAGTACATCAACTATTCGCTAGCCATCTATACACGTGTGATTTAGATGATCCTTTTAATGAACTTAAGGATCACAAGGAAGACCCAGGTCATGTATATCCAGGAGAATACTGGGGCGCGCAGCAAAATAGTAAAGCAAAAATAGATAATTACAATCCTGACTACCGTGTATTAGAAAAATTTCCAGAAATCAAAGAAAAAATTTTAACAATCTGCAGTGATTATTTAAAAGGATATTTTGGATATACCAAAAATGATTTCCTGATCAGTACGTCATGGATAACTATCACACCTCCTAGCGTTATTTCAACGGAACATAATCATCGTGGAGCCTTCTTTAGTGGAGTGTTATATTTTGACGAGTATGACGAGAAATCAGGTAGGTTAGTATTCGTTGATCCTTTAACCTTATTAAAACCATATAATCTTGAGAGTATCTATGAAATGGATAGAGACAAATGTTGGTCATATGTAATTACACCAGCCCATGGCAGACTCTGCTTATTTCCTAGCTATTTACGACATAAAGTTGAAAAGAATACATCAGATGTTACACGTTATTCTCTTGCTTTCAACATCCTTCCTAAAGGTCGGTGGAACGTATCAGATTCCGATTCCATGATCGACAGCGAATGGTTTGCTGAGTAAAATTATTCCAGTCTGCAAATTAAAATGACTTACCCAAGAGAAGTAAGAGAACAACAGAATCGCTCTGACATGATGGAATGGTTGTATAAAGTGTTCGATAGAGATAACGCACCTCTTGGAAAAAGAAATACTTTTATAGGACTAGCCGACGAATACCGTTTATATCTAGGTAAAGAGGAGATGGATAGGATATGTAGTCTATGGCACGACGAGAAAACTAGATCATCTGCTCAAGCGGCAATCAAAGCTAGACCTCCTGTGATCTCTCATGATTCGTCATCCGATTAGTACTAGTCAACAGAAAATAGATTCAATGGTGGCTACTCGTGATTTCTTATTGCGATTAACCAATGTTAAACAAGAGCCACGTATTCCTAGAGAGGTTAGAAGAGAAGCACGTACTTTATTAAGGCATTATCCTCCGAAAAGGGAATTGAAACCGATACTAGAAAAAGAATTTAAGATTTAATCCCTTTTCAATATATAAAATTGTAGATAGAAAAGATATAGCAATGTTTATGGCTTTGACTCAAACTACAATACGTTTCAACATCAGTGCTAATGGTGTAGTAAAAGAAGAAGTGCTAGGTGTCCCTTGTAATCAATGCGAAACGACGACCAAAAAGATAGAAGCTGAGTTAGGAGATATTGAAAATAGAGTGTATAAAGCCGATTATTACGAGCCCTGTCCTATCGATCAGCCTCATATACTGTCACAAGCCGAATAAAATATTACATTTTGTATATAAAATTAGAAGTGTTAACCAAAAACAGAATTTCGTGCTAAAGACACTTTATAGCGCAGCCGCATTAACTTTAATTGCTGCTCCTGCAACATTTGCTGGACCTTATATTAATGCAGAGACCAACGCTAATTGGACAGACAAAAAGTATACAAACGCTACAACTGATGTTCACATCGGTTATGCAGGTGCTAATGACACTGGTAAGGTTTCTTACTACGTACAAGGTGGACCAGCTTTCGTAGCTGTTAAAGATGCAGACACTGAAACACGCTTTTCAGGTAAAGCTGGTGGTAGCATTGCTATTGCAGAAGCTACTGATGTTTATGGTGAGTTTTCTTTCCTTACAGGTGAAGAAGAAGAAGATTTCGCTACAGGTGGAAAGCTAGGGATTAAATACAGCTTCTAGTTTTTAAAAATTAAAAGTTAGGCCGTCTGTGTAACAGCAGGCGGCTTTTCTTTTTTCTGATAAAAGAACTCCACAAAAGCTTTGCAATCAGGACAACCTAGGATTGTGACCGCATTCCATGGTTTGTAATCATCGCCGTATAAATCTTGATCCAAAGAACAAGTATCTCCTTGGATAAGTTCGGCGGAACAGTTTAAACATTTCATATATATATCCTAGTTAGAATAAGGAATATTGAATATTTGTCGGGACAATGCTCTTCGCAGGACAGAATCCAGGAATAAGAAAGATCATTGGTTGGCAAATGAGCTATCCTCCTAAACCTATATATGAAGGAGATGGCATGCAATCTTTTGCTAGGCCTGGCCAAAGCCCAGGTGATGACAGGTCGAAAGAGCCTTATGACAAGGATTGGCCTGCCCCTGCACCACTTGCACCTAAAGTGGATGGCGGTACTGATATACAGAATTTACTAAGAAGTCTTGGTTTACCAGACACTGACATAGCTATGGGTAACCCTAGCTTTGACATTGGTGGAGGTCATAGAGGAGCAAACAGAAATGCCAAAATTTACAATAAGCTAAGAGCTAATTACAACGAGAATGAAATAAAGATAATAAAGGATATGCTTAGCGGTCCTTCCCTTCCTCCTTTTTAAATATGAATGATCTAGATAAAATTATTGGAAAGCTCAACTCAATGGAGGGCAAGAATAATTTTGAGAAATTAATTCTATTAGCTCAAGCAGGTGATGTAGCGGCTCAAGCTACTTTGAAAAGTGTATGGAGTGGTGTTCAAGCTTCGGATCAATTCGCTCGTAAAGTAGTCGGTGGAGTACAAGGAGCAGATCAAGTCGCTCGCGATGTCGTTCCACCTATCCTTAACAGAACTGGAGAGATTCTTTCTGGAGCAGGAGACGGAGTAAAAAATCTGCTATATCAGGCTGATATGGCTAAGGCTAGTTTAGTCAAGAGCATGGCAGGTCTAGCAACGCAAGGAAAATCAAACAGAATAACGGAAGGTGATTTTGCTACTGAATTTCCAGAACAATATAAAGATGGAAAAGCAGGTGCGTTGAAAACGTTCCTGAATTCTTCTGAAGCTTTTGATTTAGCTTTAGCAGAGTTCAGGTCTCAAGGTTTATCAGAAGAAGAATCTAAAGTAGCTGCCTCTGCGAAGATAGCTCAATTACAAGGAAGAGCTCCGAGTAAAACAGACAGTGTAGAACGACGGACTCCATTCGGTCCTGAAACTCGTGCAAGGGTGGAGCAACTTATTCCTACTGTTCAATCAGGAAGAACTCTAGATGCATTAGTTGGAGATTGGTCTGAAAATCTTATAGCTAAAGGTATTACTAATACAGACGTCAATTCCAAGGAAGTGTCAAAGGAAACGATTGTTGATAAAATGAAGAAAACCCCCACAAGAAAAAGTCTTGGGGGGATGCGAATGGCTGGTAGATATGGAGCAGGAATCCTAGCAGCATTAGCAGGTGGATACGGATTGAGTGAACTTTACAAACCACGTTATGCCTCAACTTCAGACCAAGACAGAGAAACAGCAGCGTAAGTTAATTAAATTAGCAACAAAAGCAGAACAATGTGTCTCCCGAGAGGAAGCACAAAAAATCATTAAAAAGGCTGCTAAAGCCTACAAAAAACTCTCCCATACTCATGAACGAACTAGCTGACCCGTCAACTATTCAATTAGCTTTTTTATTTCCTTTCATGCCTCTTGTCGCTGTTGCTATCGTGACATATGCATTAGGCTATGACTTAAGAAATGATAATGAAGATGATGACGATGATGATGATAGGGGTACATTGGTACCGGCTTACTATCCAGTTTGAAACGTCTACTATTAATGTAGATTAATAAAATGAAATGGCTACTACGGCAGATACGCAAATTCCAGAAAAGGAAGAGAAGAAGAAGAATATCTTTCAAAAGATCAAGGAGAAGATAGACGACAAAGAGGAACAATTCGAGTACATCTCAGTCGCAGTAAGGCTTCTCGTGGTTTTTTGGTCCGGAGCCTTGGTGACTTTAAATTATTTGCCAAAGATTCCTGGGTTGACGTCAGGGGAAAAACAGGATATAACTTTTCCGGCTAGTCTCCTGGCTTCGTCGCTTGCAAGTTTTGGCCTGGAGAAGAGTGCTAAAAAGAAAGGCGACGGAACATATGATGTTAATCCAGAAGACAAACCATTAAGCAAGAAGGAGATGTTAGCCTTAATGTCAAATCAAGGCGGTAGTTTCCAGACAATTCGTGTAGAGACTCCGATTAAGATATTAGGTGCAGACGTTGTTGATTCTTCTAAAAAAGCTAAGTCATGACTTGTGAGAACCATTCGAACGTAGATGCCTCTCAGGAGACCCGCCTGACAGTGCAAGCTCTCAAAATCGAAAGATTGGAAGAGAAACAAGAGGAGTTACGTGAACGCCTCAAGGTTGTAGAGAAGTGGGTGATCGGGGCTGCAGCAGTATTAGCAGCCGGAGTGACATTAATAGGGTTTGCTACGAATATATCGAAAGCGTATTTATGAATAATGGAAAAAACAACAGATCCACAGCTAATACTATTGATTGGCAGTTTGGTAACTATTCTTTTGGGTGCTATTAGCTACGGAATTTATTTAACTCTTGGAAGCGGATCTAAAGATTTAAGAGATCCTATTGATGAACACGCCAAGATGCACGAGTTGGGTATAGCTCACGGACATCGAAAAAAATAATTACCTACTATAAGTAGAGAAGTCTGAATTTTTCCCATGAAGCGCGTAGTATTACCAGCGCTGTTGCTTACATCCCTTGCAGCGCCTGCGATGGCAAATATAACGCATAGTCTGAGTTCTTCGGTTCAATTGACCGTGGATGGAGCCAGTTCAGTTGCGACCAGAGTACCAAGCACATATAGCGTGTCTGGTACAAATATAAAAGTTGGCACCGGCAATAGCGACGTTTTCGGAGGTCTAACAGCTGGATCAGCTACTGCTGCATCGACAATGAAGGCAGGTACATACGATTTGAATGTCTCCGGAAATCAATTCAGTTTTTCAGAAAGTTGGCTCCAAGGAGACGCCATACCTGCAATAAACGCCGGTTCAACTGTGTCGACTACTACCGGTCAGGTACAGTCCATTCCGGCTTTCGGAAGCACCACCACGTTTGCAGGAGGTACTAAAGGTACCTTGGCTGGTGGAGTCTCAAGCTTATCTGGTGGAACAGTGACTTCACTTGTAGCCGGTGGAGCCGGTACTACCGCTATTGGACAATTTATATCTACTCTTGAAGTGAAGTAGATGTCCTATGCCTACTCTTGTATCCGAGAAACTGGGTGTCCAAATTGTTGGCGTAATATCGAAATTAAAGTATGTCGCAATTGTGGCGGTTGCCTTTGCCACACCTGCAAATGCGGTTCCGGTAGTACCCAATTTTTCGTCCGGACAACTGACTCAAACAACGACATCGCGATCTGTGATATCTGAGTCGATAGTCTCTGAAGACTATGCGACAGGATGGCAATATACTGTGTCCGGAACAGGCATTAAATTAGATGGTGCATCTATTGAACCAGCTGCCATAATCAATACAAATACAACCGCTGCGTCAGGAATAACGACTAAATGGACAGGTCTCGACGTGAACAACAAGCCAAATTGGACTCTGACAAATCCAGGGGGATCATTCCAATTTCAATCCAGTTATTCCGGACCCGGACTTCAGAATCGCACGACCATAACGAGGACCATAGAAACGGACACAACAATAGAATCGGTTTCCGTATTTTCTCAGTGATACCAAGGGTTCTTAGCGTTTTAATGCTATTCCCTTTTTGCCCTGTCGTCAAGGCAAGTGATGTAGGAGGGATATCTGCTACATCTAATCCGGTCGCTAATTCTTCCGGTCAAGCGAATGTCAATGCATATCAAGTGTTGACAGGAAATTTTATGCAATCAGGATTTACTAATGGTGTCGTTTGCCAATCTGAGACATTAACAATATCTCCTTACGTTGGTCGTTCTGCAAATATTAAAGAACCTTTTTTTGAAACCTACGAAGATCCGGTATACGACGTCAGAGATATAGATGGTGACGGCGCTCCAGATAACCCTGGAGATATTCTTTGGTATAAAACAGTTCAGACCTTGCAGAAGGACAACTACTCCCTCAACATGGGGATAACGGCTCAATGGAGTCGACCATTGGATAAGGAGATGATGTCCCTTTGCAAGGACGCTGCTGCAACTGAAATAGCCTTAAGAAAAGCAACATTAAATTTACGGGTTTTAGACTACGAAATTTCTCGGCTCAAGCATTGCGGTAATTTAGCGAAGGAGGGCATAGTATGGGATCCGACCAGCAAATATAAAGTAATATGTGAGGACGTTTTATTAACTTCGCCTCCTGGAGTGTTGTTAAATCACAGTCACTCAATCGATCCTATTACTTTCGATTCTTCCTCTGCTCAGTCATCCTCTCTCGAACAGACAGGATCTTCTCAGGCTTCTTCAGAATCTTCTTTAGAACAGTCTTCGTCACTTTCTTCGCAAGAGGCTTCACAACCTTCATTAAATACTGTTGGAGAGGTTGGCCCACTAGGGCCACCCCTAGAGTTGCGCCTACAGCTATCGAAGTAGTATTTAGGATGGTCGCCGG